AATAGTTCACAAAGCAATTTATGTACGATAAAATGTTCTCGTGCCGTTAACTCAACAAGATTAGATTTATCATCAGTACCACCTAAACACCTAGGAATAACATGATGCTGTTCTCGATAACCTTGCAACTTTCTATTGCGAGCTCTATCAATTATAGCATCATGTATTCTTTGGTAATTCATAACTAATTAGCCTTCTTCATCTATAACTTCTTCTGTAATAATTATATCATCTATGCCCCCATCTACATTAGCTTGGTATTTAAAAATGTATGCATCGCAAATTCTTTTATACAATCGATCTTTAATTTCTTTGTTGTTAATTACCTTTTCAACAAAGTTTTTTGATTGGAATTTAATTTCGCCAAATACTTCGCCAGTTTCATGATCTACATCATCTAATGTATAATGTGCTCCAGCTTGTTTAACTAAATCAAACTTCTTCATGATTTCTAACCAACCGCCATGATTGTCAATACCCGAATCATAATAGATATCGTAATTCACTTTGCGATGCGGAGGTCCCATTCTGTTCTTAACAACTTGTACTTCGGTTTTACTTCCAACTACTTGTTCAACTCCGTTGATTTTTGCTTTAATCATTCCGGTATTTTTCAATCGTAATCTAACCGATGCGTGGAATGGAATAGCTTTACCTCCCGATGTCGTCCAAGCATCTCCGAACGAAACGCCTAATTTAGTACGTAACTGATTTGTAAATATCAAACATATATTTTCTCGTGCAATCCAATTCGTAACTTTACGCATTGCTTTCGAAAGAATGATTGATTTACTAGTTGCATAACCATCTTTATCATATTCAGCTGCCATTTCAATTTTCGTAGACGCACCCATTACTGAATCCACTACAATCGTTACTAAACGATCTTTGTTCGATTTACGTACTTGCTCTACAATTGTTTCAATGGTCTCAAAAATTTCTTCAATGGTTTCTAATGGAACATATAGCATTGTTTTTAAATCAACGCCGATAGCCTGTAAAAACTCTGTACTAGTTGCAGACTCCGTATCAATATATACTGCTAATCCGCCTTTCTTTTGAGTTTCTGCTAATGCGTGCGATGCTAACAATGATTTTCCAGAAGCTTCTAAACCGGTAATTTCGGTAATTCGACCTACTGGGAATCCTCCGTACGGTCGATTTGAAATTGCTAAATCGAGTGAGTCGCAACCTGATGAAATCCAATCTTTAACATTGCTAGGCGCATCGTCATCGCCATCTAAGAAGAATGCAGTTTTTAATGCTTGACCTTTGAATTGCTTGTTAATGCTATCCGCCAAGGTGTTTGCTAACGCATCTTCCAGTTCTAGTTTGCTTTTACTCTTTGCCATTTACAACTCCTTAATTGAAAAGATCATTGAATGCTGATGCAACGTCATCAACTTTACCTGCTACAGGCTTAGATGCTTTTGCTGGTGCTGGAGCACTTTGAGTTTCTTCTTCCTCGTTTGATGCTACATCCGAATCTGCATTTTCTGGATTCATCCATTCAGCTAATGCTTGTTCCAATTCTTCATAAGTTGGTTCTGGAAATAAATCAGTAATTTCTGGTTGATTCATGATTTTTTCAGCAATTGCTTTGTCTTCGGTAGCTGGTTGTGTATTAGGCTTAACGCGAATTGCTGTTTTAGGATATGCGCCTCCTTCTGCTGGAGTAAATTCTACATCGATATCACGTCCATTCATTAGATCCGTAATGTCTCCATAATCTGGATCAGAAATAATTGAAAGCAACTCTGTGTAAATTGTTTTCCCGAATCCCCAAAACTTAACACCTTCAGATTCTTTTCCTCGAATGATTACAGGAACGTAAGTTCTCATTTTTGGTTCAATTTTACGACCCATTAGCCATTCATCCTTATCGCCAGTCTTTTTAAGTTTGTCCGAAAACTCTACGATTGGATCGGCATTGCCAAATGTTATTGGTGAAAGCATAGAACGCTTACCAATGTCATAATGGAAATACAATTCTAGAAATGGATTTTCTTTGCGATGTACATAAGGTACAATTCGGATACGTGTCTTACCTGCTTCAGGTTTCCACAAATTTTGTTTTTTGTCATCAGCTTTATTCAACTGATTCAGTTTTGCTTTAATAGCGTCTAAATTAAGTGCCATTAGTTAACTCCTTTTAAATGGTTAATAAATATAAAATATTAATTACAATATAAGTAATTAATTCGTTAAGTCCAAGTAATTTGTTAAGTTTTTTATCCAGCCTGTTGACTCATATCATCGTCGATATGATTTGCTAGCTGTTGTATAGAATCAATGATTTTTTTGAATGCATCGATATAATATTCCTTATTATAGCTATCTGTAAAATCATCAATTACATCTGCTGGAGTATTTGGAATACACAATTCCATTGCATTTAAAATATGATCGTATATTTTTATTTCGGTGTCAGTTAATGGACCTTGAGTAGATGCGGTATACGTATCCATTTCATTAATATTCTTAGTTCCAAATCTACGCATATTTTCTGCAAGTAAATCTTTTAACTTTGTCATCTGTGTATTCCTATTTTTAATATTTTCCGTATCTAGCATAACTAGACACCCAATCACGTATTTCATCTTCATTTTCAGCACCAGCATCTAATGCATCAGCCATGGCTTCATATGCATCATATAATGAATCAAAACTAGCAACATTCATAATTTGTGCTGCGTGAGCTAATAGATCCGCGGTATATCGACCTGCCGGCTTTTGATTGCCTTCGGTACCATCAGGGTAACCATTATTGTTTGTATCTCCATCCGGGTTTATTAAATTGCCAGTTTTTGGATCTCGATTGGCACCGCTATCAAATCCTAATTTATTTTCTAAATCATCTAGATTTTGTTCGCTTAAATTTTTAGTTTTAAACCGATGCATATTTTCTTTTAAAAGATTTTCTAATTTCATATATTGATCCATTAACTATAAATAAATATCAATTCCAGCCAATTTTTTTAAAAAATATCAAACTAACAACTCGATATCCAGAATCTTCAGTTAATATAAATGAATTTTGATAACGAGTCCAATCTAATTGATACGTTTTATCTAAAATACCATTATTAACGGAACGTATAACTTCGTTAAGTGCATTAACTGTATATAAAGTATTAGTTTCTTTTTTACGGTGTATGCTTATTGTATTTTGCCCTCTTCTTCCAGAATCAACGGCATTGTAAGTACAATATAAATTATCTATATGATCTGAGTTTGAGAATACGAATATTCGTCTTTCTGGAATTTCGTAATTATGTTGAATGTATTCGGTTATAATGTTTAAATCCGTTTTATGTGCGAATGTGCAAAGTAGTTGTGTTTTCAAAGTTCATATTCCTCAGTTATGTCTGTATCACTTAAATCAATTTTATCCGAACCGATTGCTGTTTCTATTATACGTATTTTTCCAGCATCTATAACTACATATCTAAATTCGTTTGTAACTCGTATACGATCTTTTCTAAAAACAATAAATTGTAAATCATTTCCTATAATAGAATCAACTGCTTCTTGTAAATCTACATCTAACATTTCTGGCTGTCGTACGTATTTTAATCGTCGAAGTTCGGTGTTAATATATGTAATATCTTGACTTCCGTCGTCTATAGGTTTAATAGTTAATGTTCCATCAATTGATTGTTGTAATGGTTCGATTGACATTTCTATAGGAGTAGCATTTGGACCTCGTAAAATAACATTAGTATAACCTTGTATTTCCGAATTTAATGCGTTAGCTTCTCGATAAAATTGCATTAAAAATTGTTTATCTTTCATATTTAAATTTCCAGCTAAAATAAATGTGCGCCGATCATCTAAATATGCAATAGAATTTAACAATGATTCGTTAAAATATTTATGAAATGAAAATTTTGGATTTTCTACGGTGCCTCGTAATTGATCTAAACGTTTCAACGTTGTTACTATTTCATCCCAAAATTTGAATCTAGTAACACTGCCTTTAGTACCTAAACGAATTGATTTAGCATTTCCTTTACCGCCAGTATAGTCTTTTATTTCATAGGCACGGCCGTTAGCTGTCATATCAAATGATACGCCCCCTCCATTTATTTTAGATCCTTTTACTAAAGCTGCTAATAAAATTTCTCCTTTTCCTAAACCTTTAGTTTCTAATTTAAATAAATCGTGATAAAATCCGTTTTTAAAATTTATAGTATTTAATTCATCTTCATTAACACCGTTTAACGTATATAATAAAGATGCAAACATTTCAGATTGTTCTGAATTCAATTGATTTAAAAAGTTTAAAGTTATAGCATCTGCTTCGGTTGGCAATGAATTTAAGAATTCTCGAAATTCGTTGGTTTTATTTGTCTGTTGAATTGCGTTGATTAATAATTGATTTTCGATAGAATCGAATTGTATAGACTCAGCAATAGTCTGTTTAACATTACCACGAGCTCGTTCTACAATTAGTCGTGCTTCATCCGTAGATATGTTTAAAACTTCGAGTAAAACATCGTATAATGTTTCATAATCTCTGGAAGTTGTAGGATATCCTTTCGGTAATCGATAACACCATTCTGTTAATATTAAATCAATGTCTATATTCATAACGAGACTGTTTTCATTTTACTATAAATATTAGCAACCTTCACTTTTACCGGAAAATTGCCTTGTTCTAACGTTTGTTTTATTTGTGGAATAATTTGTCGTGCTTCTTCAAATTTACTATCTATTAAAATACTATCATATGTATATAATATAAGTTTAGTTTCATAATCTTGCAATATGCGTTGAACTGCTTGTAGTTTTTGTACAGATACTTCCGTTTCAACAGCTTGAAGGTAATAATTAAATACTTTATTTGCAGTTGGATTCGTAATCATCTCATGAGATATACGACGTTTTAAAATGGGAGTTTCTATTCGTTTTTTGGTTTTCCATGTATTCCATAATGAATAAATAAAATCATTTACTCGTGCAAAAAATGGTATTGATAAAAAATCTCGGTCAATACCTCCATATAACAATCGAAATGTTATTTGTTTGCTTTGTTCATATTGTTCGTCTGTTAATTGTTCGCTATCAAAATAAAAACGTCCAAAATATTCATGTATAGATCCCGCAGGTAATTCATACCCAATTAATCTTGCAATCAATCTAACATGATAGGCATCAAAATCCATTTCTACTAATGCGCCGTTTTCGAATCTACTACAAAATGCGTCTCGTGTACCATCTTCTTTATTCATTGCCGCAAAGTTAAATCCTCGAAATGCATTACTAGGACGTCCTGTGGTTGTGTGATAATTATATTGTGAATATACAAAACCATCGCGGATTAGTTCTGGCAATTTAAAATCATCTGTTACTCGTAAGCCTGCAGATTCTATAGATGCAAACACTGCCGGGTATGTATTATTAAATGCTTGATATGAATCGTCTAATTTTGCATTAATACACATCGGCCAAGCATAATGTCGAATCTTTTGACACATTTCTAAATGTTTCTGCAATGGCACTATACAATTAATTTGAGCTAACGATTGATGCCGGCGCCAATAAAAATTATGAGTTGATGTCGGATAATGTGATTCGTCATATAACTCCCCGTATGTATACCACCACAAAGTTTTAACATCCCATACGTCGCTATTTCCTCCCATTTGAAGCCATGCTTTTTTATCATGAACAAAGATATTCTTCAATTCTAAAAACTTTGTTACATGTTGTGGAAACCCCGTTAATTGTTCCGTATGCCGAATTGGTATGATGCGTTCTACATCATCTTCAGTATAAATGTATATACAAGAAATAGTATTGATTGACACATGACATTTAGGATCTGTCATTACGGGTACTATCAATAATTTTTTATCTTGTATGTAATTAAATAATGCTACTATGTCAGATTCGGAATCCACTATCATACATACTATAATAATAGTAAAAAATAGTTAAAATTCCAATTATTGATTTATGTCTTTAGGTGCCGTAAATTCAGTATCGGAATATAATTCTAATAAATTATTTAATTTTTGAGAAATTCCGGGCATAGAACGTTCAGCGTCTGTTACTCTTTGTGAATTTAATTCAGATACTGACAAATACAATGTCCCGTTGATAGTTTCCGAAGTTAATGATCCGGCGACATACCATATTATTTTAATTGCATTATATAAATTAGGATCAATTTTTTTATTTGTCCAAGCAGTATATTGAAATTCGTCAATTTCTGTTATCGAAGTTTCATTAATTTTTTTAATAAAATATCTAGTTATATATTTTGTAGCTTTGTCTGATTCGGTTACCACAGGATATGATGAACGAATTTCGTTATATTTACTGGTAACTTGTTTTAGTTTTTTGTATGTAGTAACTTCGGGTGGTATGATTTCAAATTTAATAAGTTTTACAGATTTTCCGGGACGATAAGTGGACTCAGTATATACTTCACCAGTGATGTAGTTATGATACGATCCTTTGTATTCAATGCCATCTTCAGTCATCCATTCTTGACCAATAGTATACAAATTATAATTTGTTTCTTCGTTTGTATAATATGCTTTTTGTCTCATGATTGTACATCGATATTAGGTCGCATAATGCATCTACATGTAGTTGTCCATTGTCCATCAGTTCCTACGGTATGCGTTATACCCATTATGCTAAACACTGCATTTTGTTTATATCTAGTTGGCAATCCATCAAATGTTACTACGTCTCCATAACGAAAGCCATTAACTCCATCAATTGTAAATTCCGCCTCGAATGGTATTACGGGTGCAGTTAATTGATTAGTTTCTTGTATACTAGGAGTTGGATATTGTAAGTATTTTGTTAATGCTTGATTAATTGCTGCTTGTTTTTCTGGATTAGTTAAATCGCTTCCGAAAGCCGTTTTTGCATCTGTTAATGCTTTAATATAACGTTCGTGTGCTTCTTTATATTTTTGTTTAATTTCATCTAATTGTTCTTGAGTAATTATATTGCTAATTGCTTCATGTGCACCGGATCTAGTTACAGTATTAGCACTATACATATACGAAACAAATGGAGCTATATCTGATTCAGATAATTCTGATGAATCGTTGCTAACAACATATGCTAAACTTGATACGTCAGACGGTAATTTGCCAGAAAATTTAAAATCTCGAACTACGGTACCGTTTGGATGATTAGAAAACATGGGTACTGAATATGGTTCTACTTTTACGGATAGATCTGTAAATTTAGCATCATAATATACTAAGAATTCAGGTAAATCTGGATGTGTTATTAATTGCATATCGATAGCACCGCCAGTCGCTGAATAAATTTCTCGAGATATTTCAGATAAAAAGCTAGATACGGTAAATTCTGTCGAATCCTTTAATGATTTACAGATCTGTTGAATAACTTCCATGTTAATAAATATTCTCGTAGGATACGAAACAGATATAGTTGTCGGAACCCCTTCTATATCAAACTGATAATTATCAATAAAATAATAATTTTCTGCAAGACCAGTTTTTCGTTGAGAAAACCAATTTATATTTCCATAGATGTCTATAAATGATGAAGTTGTTTCACCTGCTAACCATATGCGTAACGGATCGGATGATGTGATATATTCGTATGTAGTACTCCTACATAATGATTCGGCTTCTGTACATATAATCGTAGCAAATGAATCAGTTTCTTTTCTTTTAGAAACTATAAGTCGATTAATAAATGAAATCACCCACGATAATTGAATGTATCTTTGATATGATATTTTTCCATCAACCGGATCTCCCCATACTGCCCAATATTGTTCTTGTTGTATTTCTTCAATACTGACATAACGATCCGTCATTCCTCTTGTTTCGGCATCAGGTCTGGGAATTCCTTTTTCTTTAAATGCTATAACGTCGTCGACTTCCTTAGATAAGTTTGTATAAAACGTGCCTAATTCAAATTCACTTAATTTCGGATCTTCAACTAAATTAGTAGTAGGTAATGCAGGTGTTTGAGCAACAGATTGTTCTTGAGTTATTGGGCCTACGAAATTTTCAGTTTTATTCGCATTATCTTGTAAAGTTAAATTTTTAGATCCACTGATGCTTGAATTTATAATCAATGAAAGATCGGAATATGTTTGACTAACGCCGCTTAAAGACAATGTAATATTAACACTCATGTCCGGTTGATAATCCAATGTAAATGCTTTGATTAAACCATCAAAAACAAATTGATTCATTTTTCTATATGAATTTAATTCGCTTCTAGTTAAGTTTGGATATAATTTTAATATTTTTTCGGAAGATGCAACTGAACTAGTTAATAATCCAGCAGTTGTATCATATGATGTTAATGCGGACTCTGGATGAACTATTCGTATTGTAACTTGACGACCTGGACGCAAATATACGGATTCAATAAAATTTAAATCTCGTTCCGGGTTTGGAATTGTTATATTAACGGTAGCTTCATTTAACAAACCGTTACTGTTATCGCCGATAGTAACATCTAAAGATGTAATAAATGGAGGTATACGATATGATGAATTAACGCGATTTTCTGCAGTTTTTTGTAATACTTTTCCATCTTGTATCCCAGTTTCTTGTACTTGATATTTTCGTTCTGTTAGAAATCCGGTTGGTCCGGTAGGTAAATATTCTCCAGATCTAACAGTTTGTCCTCCCAATATTGCTTCTGTTATTACTTCTTTTCGATCCTGATCTTTGTATGGAGTAAGTTCTACGTTTGCAATTTTTTCTAACATGAATCGTAAATCTTTGTCAGTTCGCCTTTGTCGGCCGGCTTGACCTCGTGCATTTAATTCAATTTGTAAATTTGAATCAACTTGCGTGTAAAAAATATCTCCGCTACTCATAACTATTATCTATCTCGATTTGTTCGTATAATTACATCTTGTATGTTTATCTTGCTTGGTATTCTTAATTTTGTGCCTTCTGGAACTATTAAACTTCCTTTGCCTAAGCCATTTGCAGATGCGATAATCCACCACAATGTACTATCATCATAAAATATATATGCTAATTTATCTAATCGGTCTAAACTAGTTGTTTCTATGTACGTGTCATCCGGAGACAATGGCACTACTGGCAAAATAGTAGTTCCTCGCCGTCTTACGTTGTTTGAATCTCTTATTTCCGGGATACTAGAATATCTACTCATAATAATTTAATTAAGTTTTATCTTGCGTTTTAGTTTTTTGTTTGCCTTTAGATTTTTTAGTCGCTTCTTGAGACGCTTTAATATCTAGTTCAGCTTGAGTATATGGAATCTCTGGATTTGGTACTGCATCACTTAACCAGTTTCTATTTCCTAGATTCGGAACTCCATATAAATCGTATTCTCGTTCGTCGTTTAATGAATACATTCTTCCACCTTTTTGCGGTAAGTAATCCAATATTGGTGTTAATCCCATAGATACTGTTACTTTGTGTGGAACTTGCATCATTTCCGGATCTTTTTCTATGTTAATTTCCCAAGTCGTGTCTGAGTCTTGAAACGTATATCCTAAACTAGTTATAATAACTGCCTGATGCGTAAATAAATCTCCTATAGTTAATCTTAACCATGGCGCTTTCATTGCAATTGATCCAGGATCATATTCTGGTGCAGTATATGATGCTAATGCATTTAGTTTTCTATATATAAACTTTAATTCATCTCGATCCGATGCATATACGGTAAAATCAAGTTGTAAGTCTCGAGATA